ATTCCGATCTGTGATGCGACGGGAATAGTGTTTTTGCCGCCAGCATTGGCGAAAGGCAATGTAAGTTTGCCGGGTATGTTAGACAGTTGCATGTGTTGCCCCCTGTGGAATAAAAACGCCTTGTCCGAATGGCGCTGCCGACAATCCAGCTTCAGAGAACCCAAAAAGCGGCAGTGCGCTGTTGAACATTGAAGACGAAACGCCAGCTGGACGTGGAAGCGCCCCCGATTGCGTTATGATAGCAAATTCCGTCGATGTGAGGTCGAATTCAAAAGTATATCTGACCGACATATTGCCCATGTCGTTGACATAACATCGACCGCGAGTTGCAAATAGATTTTGCAGCAGCTGATTGATACTGGGCGCATTTGTTGCGCTGATGTTCGTAAGAGCCTTGGTTAATATCAACCCTCGGTAAACATCGTCCGAAAGATAGTAGGTCTGGGATGTCGGCGGCGTGCCGTCGTAAAATGGGGCCTGATCGAATGGTTGCGCCTGTATTCCAGCCTCATTGAATCCGAAATATGACACGGTTGCGGGGATCAGCAATGTTCTGGCGATATTGACAATGCGACCCCAAATGTCAAGCCCGAAACCTTGCGCAGTTTCAACATTCCATACGAAATCATAGAAATTGGTCAGATCAGCTCGAGGATCAATATAATCGTTCATGTTTCGGATCAGTTGCGAAATTGTCGCGGTCGTTCCGTATTGACTGATTATTGTTTGCTCTACGTTGATCATACTAATGTCACCGCAATATCGGATGCAGTTATTGTCGGACGTTGATCAATTCCGACATCCACATAACTCAGGGTCGCTGACGTTGTCCCTATTCGCAATTCGACGGGAGTCACGCCAGGCGCAATATTGATCACGGCGCTATAGTAGCGGCTGGCCAGAATTCGAGACCCTATGCGTTCTCTTGATGTTCCGTCGGTGCCGTTGAATCTGGCTATGATCGCATCTTGAGTCAATTGCACAATGTTGAACGGCAAAGTTGGTGCATTCAGTATCTGGACGGCAAATTTTATTGGCAACGATGTTGGGCGTTCGAATCTGACTTGATATGAGGGTTGCGGAGAATTGTACCCGCTCGGATCAGTGATCGTTACGACGGTATTTCCGTTGTAATCGCATCCTAAATCTTTTTTACGCCAGATCGCTGCGGCGACATCGGCGTCGAGCCCTCCGACAACCGCCACATATAGCGAATGCGGCAGCAGTGCGTAATTTGTCGCACCATAAACGATTCCCGGCGATGTCATAGCTTCCGCAGATATCGTCTGAGAATTATTTACAGTATAGGTGCCGTCCTTGCCCACTCCAGTGCCTAGCGCCGTGATATATGTGTTCGCGGAGACAGCCGGCCCGGTGATTATGCTGCCGATCTGTAAATTGCCAACGACATTCGATGCAGTCAATGTCGAGCCGGAAATTGCCCCGGTTAATGTCACTGAGCCGTTTGAATTGTCGATCACATAAACATCGAGGACGTCCGTTATCGCAAACACTTCGCCGTAAATGGCTTGCGGAGTGCCGCGCGCATTGATAGCTACGGAATTTTTACGCCGGTATTCGAATTCGGCGCGGCTTTCGACGTTATACCCGATCGTGCCGTCAGTGGGATTGGTTATCGTATCCCATCCAGGAACAGCCTGATAAACCGATATCAGAGTGCCAGCTGCGCAAGGGATTGGTCCGGTTACAACATTTTGAAAATCAGCAGAAACTGTTCCGGACAATCCTATGGTCGCGTTTCCGAGAAGCACATAAGTGTTGCTATTGGTATCCTGAGCCAATGTTCCTGCCGGAATAATTGCACCAATCGCACCCCCTAGAGTGGCGGTGACTACTGTCGCAGCGGCAGGCTTGCGAGTGAGAAAATAAATGCGCCCGATCGCATCCTGAAATCTACCATCCGAATACTGAGGGTCAATTTGATTTGTGATTAGAACGATTTCATTATTTTTGTCACCAATTACTGCAGCCTGACTGGATGCGAGTTGACCTTGTGGAGTTTCAAGCGCAGGGTTCAGACCTCCACCGAATGCGGCATCCATGTCGGCCTGCACGCCGCTCAGGATCGCAGCTTCTGTCGGTATGACAAGACCCGCTGTCGTAAATTGAATTTTAGGTACGGCAGAAGCCATTTGATACCCTTTAGAAAGTCACGCCATTCGCAACGCCGGTTTCGTCTATAAATCGAACTTGTCCGGAAACTTCCCGATTGTTCAGCGACGATATAATACATTGTGCCTTGACGACTCCTGGGACTGTCAGAGCTGCCTTTTCAATATATCCAGTAAGCAGCGGCAATGGCGGCAGATGCCCCAATACATCCTCGAAATATGGAATGCCCTTCGATGTGTCATACCACAGCTCACCTAAAAACAATCTGACTGCGCTTGCCACATCTTGCGCGAGTGCGTAAGGTGGCGCAGCCATCGCGATATTACCGGCGCTATCTATGACCAAATCCCACGCAGTCCGGTCAAGCAACAAAGTGTTGTACATCGTCATAATGGCGGACTCGTCGGGGTTCCGGGTGTTGTACTCGTATGTATGTGATTATGCACCGAAGTGCCTTGTACCGCAACGTCTCCGGAAAATGTTGAGGTTGCGCCGCCTGCTTGTGAAATTGAGCCGTTGAATGTACTCGCCCCATTGATAATAAACGAGGGAGTAGTGATCGTCGTCGATGTCGAACCGTTGATTTCGATGGTCGGAGCATTGAGCTTGATATCGGGCGCTTCGAGAACGATTGCGGTCGGAGAATGGATTGTGATTCCTGCCGTACTGAATTGCACATATTGAGAAGGTATGCCGTTGAGCATGCCGCCTAAATACATGCCGTCAGCAAAGCTGTATTGTCTGAAACTGCCCGGATTTCCCTGCTTTTTTGTGGCTTTCACCTTCGAAATGTCGCGGCTCGCGAACACTGCTACGCCTACGTCACCCTTCTGCGGATCCATGATAATTGCGTTTGCGCCACCCTGCAGCCTAAGATACGGCAGATTGTGAATCGTCACATGTGGCGTCGGGCTCCCCTGATTGTCGATCTGATTTATAAGCGGCGTTACGTCAACATATCCGACAGGCGAGTCTGCACCAGCATTCGTGCAAGCCTCGATTCTGACGAGCGTCGCCGTTTGCATTTTGCCGATAGCCTGCTGTACCATGAAGGCAATGTTGTTGAATTCGCCCCAGGTGCTTTGCGGCTTAAGCTGACCATTACCGACTGATTGCGAGACCATTCGCATTCCCCCTGACATTCGTAAACCACGCCCCGCCAGGCTTTTCGCTTTCGAGATGATGTGACATGGATGTGACGATCCACTGACCAGCGGCCTGACGAATGTCAGTTTCTAAATTAATCGAACCGCCAAATGTAACGGCGGGATTGAAGAGTATTTGAAAATTTACCCCAACCCCATCGAAAGTTGGATATCCCACCAATCCGGAAGCGGCTGAAATTTTAGGCATTATCGTCTTGCGCGGCGCGTTTGGCGGAGTTATTGCTAAAATTTTGTCGTCGATATATAGATCGCATCCGGCAGCGCGCGCCAAATCTTTCGCTTGCTCAAGCCCGGTGTTTGGCAAATAAACATCGACAAGTCGGGTAGTGACCCCGTTATTTTCGAAGGTGTAGCCCAAGCTTGCTGCGATTTGAGCCATGATGCTTGCCACATCCACGCTACCTTTGAAACTTCGCGGTTGAGTCGGTGTTATCGCATCGAAATATGCAGATTGCGCCTGGATATGCAGGAATACATCCGGCATATTTTGGTAATCGCTCCATGCGTTGATAATGTTTCCTGCAAAAATTAAAGTTTCCGCCGACCCATCTATAGCAAATACCTCGACAGTGTTTGGAATGAGAGTTCCCGGCTTCCATTGGAGCGTCGTTATGCTGTTCATGTCCGCCTGTTTTACGCCGTAAATTTTGGCGCGCAACGTTCCCATCATCATGCCACCAGCCTTATCGACATCTACGGTCGCGCGAAAACCTTGCAGCGTCACAACGTTATTGCTTGACGATCCGAATTTGCCCGTACCCAGTGCGATTACGAATCTGAGCTGCTTTTTGCTACTGAATGAGGACATTTTCGACCCCTGTCAGATATGTCAACGTCCATCGACTGCCTAACCCTGAATATGCTGGATCAGAACTCCCTTGCGTATCGATGAAAATCAAATTCCCGATAAATCCTGCGTATTCTCTGCATACAATCGGGACGGCATCGCGCGCGATCACGCCGACAACAATATCAACTCCGTCGGCGTTCAGATCGACAAAAACCCCTTCGGGCTTTTGGTATATCAGAATCTGGCAATTCTGCGCACCCAATACAACTTTTATTGATTGGGACGCCACAGGAAGCATCGGAATTGTTTGCATTATTGCGTCAAGCCTTGTAGATAATTGGACACACTATTGCTGAGTGCCGGCAGTTTATTCGCGATACCTTTCAGGGTCGATGTCGGCGGCGTTGTTGGCTGCACTTTCCCGGCGTCAACTGTATTCGACGACCCCGTGTTTTTCGGGGCAGCGACGATCGAACTGTACGCAGCCGACACTTGGCGAATTTCTTTAAGCGTGATTTCTACCATCAGCAGCGTAGCACCCTTCGAGCTTCTGCGCGAATACGAATACCGTTCGACAGCGTGATTGATGTAGGTGATTTCTGGCGTCACAACGCTATACAAATCCGTAGATTTGCTGGCAGCATCGATTGCGTCAAGAAAAGATCGCCGATCAGTTTCCGAACCAGTCAGGCACAGAGTGACAACCGGAGACGCTGGCATTTCCACTTTGTTGTAACTGGCAAAACTACCGCGTTCGATCGGAAAATCACTGACTTTAGTTTCTTTCGAATATTCGATCGCACCGGTTGATAAAGTGGCCCCGATGCCGAAAGTGTCTAAAACTGCCCCTATTAATCCGCCAGATATCTTTGCCGGATCGCCCAACGGGTTACCTGCAGCATCGAAAATGCCCCATTGAGTTTGCACCTGGAACACTCTCCACAGGGTCGATCGCAACGGCCCGAGATTTACTTGCGAGGCTATCGCAGCACCCGCGGCTCTTGGTAACGCCGGGACGCCGGGAACTGAGGGGACATCCGGGAATGGTATGAATGGCATGTCAGCTCAGTCCGTAATTTGCTTGGGAAGTAAACAGATAATCCAAGGATTTGCCCATATCTCGAGCGATCCCGTCGGCATTAGTGGCTGCCGTATAAACTTTGACTTCCCCGATGTGTGTTTCGACGCTGCTGGTATTCGGAATCTGATTGCCGGAGATAGTCGATTTTGCCATCGAGGCAGCACCAGCTCCTGCTGCGGCCTGCGATGCTCCAGGAATGCCACCCAGCATCGCGAGCGCCATTTGCCCGCGCTTAGCCGCTTCTCCTTCTATATCGGCGGGACGTTCGTAATTTCGAGAAATGGCGGCAGCAGCTTCAGATGCGCCAGTCATGCCGCGCAGAATACTGCCGGCTCTACGTTCATTGCCCTGCGTCAGCTCGTATTGCATAAAGGCCATTTGCTCTTCCAGCGTCGATCCTTTGATATCCTTCCCGAATCGTTTTTTGAATTCCGCCTGTCTATCCGGATGCCACTGGCCGATCCCATAAGCCTTTCCGTTATCGCCTACGGCAGCCGGGTTGAAATTCGATTCTCGGCTGATATTTGCGGCCAATCCTGCCGCTTGCTCTTTCGTCCAACCTTGCGCCTGAAAGTATGCCATAGCAGCATCCTTGCCACTTGCCGATGCGGGCGCGGGTGCGGCGCTCTTAGTTATGGGCGCGGGTGCGCCGTATTTTTTGCCCGTGCCGCTGACAATTTGCCCTGCGGCATATTTCGCACGTTTCC